CGGCAAGCTGTTCCGCCATGGCGTCGGGAAACGGGTGGTCCGCGACCGACAGGCGAGCGCGCTGGATGCTGTCGACGCTATCGGGGACGGCCACGGCGAGGGCGTACACGCCCGGCCCTTTACTGTCGGCAAGGTGGCCGCCGTGGTCCAGCGCCTCTTGAATCTCGCTCGGCGTCACTCCACGTCACCCGTTGCGAACGCCCGCGTTATCTCGCCGTCGTCGCGCGTCCGAATCCACACGTAGGGCGTGCCGTCCGCGGTGCGCGTGGCCGCCTCGGGCGGGGCCTGCGTGCGGTGGCCGTCCGGCGTGGCAAACGCGATTGTCATTCGACTACTCATCGGCGGCCTCCTCGTCGCGTAGGTATGCGGCTTGCCGCTCGTCATATCGTTCAACGCACGTCTCACAAATCGGGAGTGCGATTTGGTCGTCAACGACCGGATCGCGCACATTTAATTCGGCGGTCGCGTGTTCATCCGGGTGAAACGTACACTCAGACATCGTATCCGGCCTCCCGAAGCGCGTGACTAATCGCCTCGTCTCGCGTGCTATACTCATACTCGTCTTGAATCCGTTGTAAAGTGTCGGCCACCGGGTCGCGGATGCGTGGTCGTTCTGCCATGCGTGTCATGCTATACACTACAGGCACATAATTGGTTCGGGTTCGGTACCTATTAGTAGGTGGCGCACACACGGATAGGTATGGAGCGAGATACCGAACTCCGACGCGAGATCGCCCGCGAAGCGCCCTTCGCCCGCGAGGACCGCCGCCATGACTAAGTGCGACGAGTGCGGCCGTGGCGACCGGCCGGGGTACTTCCACGTCGACGGCCGAACGCTGTGCCGGACGTGTCGCAACGAGGCACAGGGCGACACGCGCCTGCCGAGCCGTGGTACGCCGACGCCGCGCCGCGAGGCGTACAACCGCCAGCGCGTCATTGACAACGACCGGGGGCAACGATGAAGTCGTGCCTCCGCTGCGGCGACGCGATTGACCGCGAGGGCGGGTCGTTGCTCCAATACTGCGCGTTTTGCGTCCGGCTGGAGCGCCCGGCCGGGTGGGACTAAGCCGCCGTCTCTTTTGGCAACACGCCGTATGCGTCGCCGTCCTGTTGCTCGCCCGTGAGGTGCGCGAGCGGGTCCGTGATTGCCGCCTCGGTGTGTGCGCAGAGGTCAACCGTCCCGTCACTATTACGGAACAGATACCCCTCCACCTGTTCGGTCCCACCGTTCACGGTCCACACGACGTGCGCTGCGCTCAACGGGTCGCCGTGCGTGTCCGGCCGGCGCTTGAGTGAGTTAATCAGGTGGAGCGTCGCCCCGGCAGCTTGGAGGTCTTGAACGACGCTGCGCACGCTGCCGTCCACCGTCCGCACGAACTCGGGATCGTCACGGCCGCCCTTGTCGCTGACGAGGAGAATCGCCTTGTCGACCGCTGGGATACGGTCGGCAAGCGGGAACACGCCACGCTTGAAGCGGTGGAGTTCGCGGTACTCGCTCCATGTAAGTTCCGTTTGATACGCGCGGGCGAGCCGGAGCGCAATCGCAAGCGCCACGGCAAGCTCCGGGTGTTGGGTCAACACGTCGACCACGCTCGGGAGAGACATACGCCCCGATACGCACGCGTCCGCAAAAAGAGGTCGGCCGCCTACTCAACCGTCGCCGCTGCGTCGAGTCGCGCCGCGCCGTAGGCAAGCACGCGCTCACCCTCGCTTGTGACGGCCACGCCGCGCGCGTTCGGCGTTGGCTCGCCGTCGCGTCTCTCCACAAGGCCCGCGTCGGCAAGCCCGTCAAGCGCCGCCTGCGTCGTCTCAGGCGAGGGCGTGTGTCCGGTGAGTCGCCCCACCGACTCGGTAAGGCCACGCGTCGACGGAATCGCGCCGTGCTTGGCGGCGTGGATCGCGGCGGCCATGAGGTGGTCACGCTCGCGGGAGCGCAGGGCGTGGTACTCGTCGGGGGTGAGCATGGTTTCAAGCTGGTCGTCTGTCGGCGGGAGTCGGTCGGGTTCGGTGTCGTCTTGGGTCATGTGAGTTGCTATCGCGGGATGCGGTTTATACGCCCGATACGGCCGTCACGGTGAGGCCCGCACGCGACAGGCGCTCCGCGCGCTCGGCGTCAAACACGGGGTACGTCACGCCCCGGTCGTCGCGCACGGTGTACACGGTGGTCATGGCTCCACCTCGGGGAACATGACCACGCCCTGAACGAACGGGAGGTCACACACGGCGTTGCGCGCGAGGCGTGCGGTGTCGGCGTTGCCCTGAACGTTGAACTTCTCACCGTCCGGTTCTATGAGATTCAACACGGCCGTACTGCCGTCCATGTTGAACGTGTACGTGGTATAATACGTGTATTCGCTACCCCGGCGGCGCGTGTCGACCTCCACCTTCTTGGCCTCGTTGTCGCGCCGCGTTACCGTCACGGTGGTCGTTTCGGCGTCCGTCATGCCCGGACCCCCGTGAACTCGTCAAAGTCAAGGAGTGGGTCGTTCGCACGACACGCGGTAAGCGTTGCGTCCGGTTCCACGGCGGCCACGGCCGCAGTCACGTCGGGGTCGTCGGTGACGCCCGCGAGCGCCGCGTCCGCAAGCGTCGTTCGGATGCTGTCGTGTGTCATGTTAGTCTTCGGCGTACTCCTCAAGCATGATGCTCACAAAGCCCTCCTCGCGGTCGGCCTTGTGGAGAACGACGCCGCGGCACTTGAGCGCGACCGACACCGCGCCCGAAAACTGCGTGTCGTCGCTCGCGTTGAACGTACACCACACAGTGTTATTGGTGCCCTCGGTGACACCCGGCAGGTCGGTGATACGGTCAACCGCGTCGTTCATCGTCGTTTCGTCCATCCGCGTCGTCTGTTGCGTCATCACATATGGTACATACCGCCCCACCATAATAAGTGTAACGGTATAGCGTAACAGTAGAAGCCGGACGCTTTAGACACCGGGGCGTGTATGTCGGGGCGTGACACAATACAAGCTCCAAATTCACACGACCGCGAAACGCGAACTCACGGCGTTAGAAAGCGACGAACGCGAGCGCCTGACCGACGAGATTGCGGACGTGGCGACACACCGCAAGCCGACTAACCACCCGAGCGTCCGCTTACTGGAGGGGCAGGACGGCCTCTATCGCGTGCGCGTCGGTGACTTGCGGGCGGTCCTCCAGTTGGACAAGCCCGCGCTCCGCGTGTTGCGCGTCGGGCGGCGCAACGGCGTGTATGAGCAAATTGACGAAATCTATGACCGGCGGGCGACGAGTTAGTTATCCCCGGTGAATTGCGTGGTTTCGGCCGACGCGATCCGTTGGCCGGCGTCGACCGTGAACTCTGCGAGTTCGTGCCGCGTGAGGAGGGTGTCCGTCGCGGCGTGCTTGAGGCCCGCCTCGCGGAGTGTTTCGCGCGTGATTGTGTCGGGCCGCACGATTGCGCGGGCGATTGTCTCGCCAATATCGTCCGTTAGCACGGCATCGGGGTTGGCGAATAAGTCCCAGTCCTGAATCGCTTGCCCGGCGTCGCCTTGTGACGGTGTGGTCGTACTGTCGACGGTGTAGTTTGACAGGCCGATATTCGTATCAACGCCGGAGTCCGGGCTTGCGAACGTCACGCTTCCGTTCGCAGTATTGGAGAGTCGGGTGAACGTGCTGCCGTCGTTGGCAAGCTCAATATACTGGTTGTTGGACGTGTCGTTCCAGACACTTTCAAAGCGTGCCTCGGTGATATTGCGGCGCGTGCCCGCCGTTTCAAAGCTTACGTCCACGACCGGCGGGAACAGTTTGGGATTAGCGAGCGCGTTGTTGCTATCTACGGTGTTATCCCAATTGCTCGGGTCGGTCGTATTGTCTTTGTCGTAAATCGCAAAGCAATCAAAGCGGAGGTCGGCGGCGTCGCCTTCGCTTTCAAGCTGGAGTGTCTGCGTCTCGCCGGCTTGGAAGTCGCTGCCGCCATTCACGCCGTAATCATCTGTCCCGGCAAACGCACCGTTGTCGTACCAATCAAGGAACGACAATGTTGACGCCACTTCATCAATGAGCGTGCCGTTAAGCGTGATATTCGTCGGATCGGGGAAGTCTTGCCGGTCAAGTTGCTCAAGTCGATACGCCACGCCGACGCGCTCGGCCGGAAGGTCAAAGTCGGGCCATGTAAATTCAAACGTCGCGGTGTCGGTGCCCGTCGTTGCGGCTTCAATCCCGCTCCCGCCGCTAAAGTCGCCATCGGTGACGTTACCATACGACGCGTCACTATCGCGGTCCTCCGCTTCAAGGAACACGGCCGTTTGTGCGCTCCCAAGTTCGTCATTTGCTATCACTATCGGCGCACCCGACGCGACGGTATTTTCCCACTCGCTTGTGAGGTTGGCGTCTTGAACCAACACCTCCTCAAGTGACACCTCAACGATTTCGTTGCCGAGCGCCGAGTCGGACTCACTCACCGCGCTGCCGTTGTCACCATACGCATACGCGTCGGGGAGCGCGGGCGAATTGTCGGCCAACACGTCACGCGTCGCCGTTTGGCCGTCCGTAGTAAGCACGCCGCGCGACACGCTCGCGTCGTTACTCACGTTGAGCGTCACCGTCACCGTGCCGTTGAGGTCCACGGGCGACGCAAAGACCACGCGCGTTATGAGCCGCCCGTCCGCCGTCTCTAAGCCGAGTTCTTGAACGCCAGTCTGTGTGACGCTTGCCGTGAACGAAACGCTCGTCGCGTCGGGCAACGCCTGTGTGACGCTTGCGCTCGCCGTCTGATTGCGGAGCGTGTCGTTACTCCGCGAGAGGCCCGTGCCGTCATCCCCCACCACAAGCGTCGTAATATCGGGCGCAGCGTCGCCGGTCCACGTGTCCCGCACCGCGCGCCGGCCGTCGTTCACAAAGCGCACCGCGTCGGGCGTGTTGCCGTCTGCGTCCACCGACACGTCAACGAGCGCGGTCGCGTTCGTCGTCGTAATGCGGTTGCTCGGCGCGTCACGATTCGCGCCCTCCATTTCGACGCGCTGGACGCTATCGTTGAGGTCCGTGAGTATGTCATCCACGTCGCCGCGGCGCTCAATGATGGTGAGGATCGTTTCGTCAACGCCCCACCGATACTCGACGCCCGCAATCACAAACTCCGAATCAATCCCGCGGGAGGCAATCGTTATGTCAATCGTATCGCCCGGCTCGGCGTCATACAAGCCGAACGTGGTGACGGTCCCCGACAGCGTGGAGTTGCGGAACTTGAGATATTTGCGCCCAATGTCCTCGGCGTCCGCTATGTCGGTGACAAGCGGGCGATTAAGTTCGGCGCGCTGCGTGCCCGGCGACGGAAGCCCGAGGTTGTCTTGGAGGTCCAGCTTATCGGTCCCGTCGTCAACGATGACGCTTTCCTCGCCGTCGTCAAACCAGACTTCTACCTCGTTAATCGCCTCTTTGCCGAGTTCGGGAATGTCGTACCGGAACCACTCGGTATTATCAATCCCGCGGTCAATATGCCGCGTCTCGCGTGGTCTAAAGAAGAACTCTAAGGCGTCGTTGACGCCGAACTCCTCGTTATTAGACTTAAACGCAAAGTCGCGTAGCACGTTCTCGACGGCCTCGCCTTGATAGGAGCGCGTTAGCTCTTGGTCGTCGCCAACGTCCACGTTGCCCGCGACGTATGAGACGGGTGTATCGGTTTGGATAATGTCGGCAAGCGCCTGCGAGATTGTATTGCCGCGTTGGTCGTTCGTGACCGTGTTACGCCGCAAGAATTGGTCGAAACTATACGCCTCCACCTCAAGCGCGTCCGCACCCGCTTGCTCGTTTTCGCGGCGTTCAACGACGTAGCCGCTTAGTCGGGGCGTCGTCTCTTGTGGCGCGTAGAAGTCAATCCGCTCGCCACGGCCGTACAGGTCAAATATTTGTCCACCGCGGTCGTCGGCTTTGAACACGCCGTAATCTCCAAACGGGTTGGCCGTGTCGACCACGGGGTCAACGTCATACGCGGCGCGTTCGATCCGCGGGGAGACGTTTGTGTCGGGGTCAATGAGGTCCGGCGCGACCACTTGCCAGCCGTCTTGCGCGGTGATTTGCGTGGAGCGCGTGACGGTGACGGTGGTTTCGCTAAACGACTCTGTATATGGCGTAAACGCACGCAAGCGGTATTCGTACTCACCCGCGTCCACATTGTCGGTGTATGTCTCGGTGTTGGGCGCAAGCGTCGCCACAACCTCATACGCGCTCGGCGTGCCGCTATCGGTGGATAGCTCGCGCCGCTGGACCTCAATGCCGTCCTCGTTATCGGCGTTGTCGGTCCACGTAAGCGTCACGTCACCCGTGGCGTCGTCAAGAGACGCTGCGAGGTCCGTAATCGCCGGGAATTTGGTAACGATGCTAACGGGGTCGGTGAACGTGCCCGTGGCGTCCGCGGTTTCGGTGCGCCCGCGCACGTCGTATTCCTCGCCGTCGAGTAAGCCCACGTATTCAAACGTGAGCGTGTCAAACGCGCCGATGAACTGTTGAAACGACGCGGCCGTGTCCCAGTCGGGCGCGTCCTCGCTTCGTCGGAGCTGATAGCGCACGTCGCCGTTGTTCGTGACGGCTGTTTCGCGGTCGACGGCCACCTCGTCCAACACGCCGTTACCTAAGACCGGCTGATCCTCGTCGGGGAGGATTGTCGTGTCTGCGACTTGCGCCCCGTCCGTTTGGGCGTGGTCCGTGATCCGGCGGGCCGTATAGAAGTATTCCTCGCCGTCGAGCAGCCCGGTGCCGGTGTAGCTTGTCGTATCCGGCGCAAGGCCCGTTGCGACCGCACTCCCGAGCGTGCCGTCCGTTGAGCGGTAGATTTCAATGCTCCCGTCCGGGGAGTTGTCTTGTGGGTTGAGCGTAAGCGTGATTTCACGCTGAACGCTCGCGTCCGTGGCCGTGATTTCCGCCGCGGGGAGCGTGGTCGTTTGGTCGGCCTCATTCGAGAGGTCACCCTCGCCCACGTCGTTGCGGCCGGCGACGCGATAGTAAAACCGTTCGCCGTTTTCGAGGCCGGTGTCGGTGTAGGTTGTGCTGGTTGTGGTGTCTATCTCGGTGTAGTCACCAACGACCGTCCCGGACGCTTCGGCGCGATAAATCGCGTATTCGGTCGCGCTGCCGGCGGCGTCCCAACTGAGATCAATCTCGGTGTCGCTATCGGCACCCGCTTGCGCCGTCAGGTTCTCAACTTGCCGCGGGAGGGGTGTGCCGTAGGCGGAGCCGGTGTCTCCACCGTAGGTTGCGCCGTTTGGGCCGCCGTAGGTGAAGCCGGGCATGATTAGCGACTAATACCCCCCGGGAAGTTTGTGTAAACGGATTCTTTCAAATTTGTATTATTATCTGTACCCCCTATTATATAGACGCTATCGCCGTCGCTTGCGCCACCGGAAGACGATAGCCCCGTTGGGATCGGTGGCAATGTAATCCACGAATCGGAGTCGGGAGTGTATTCGTACACAGTCGCTATGCTGTTACTATTCGAGTCAATCCCACCCAATACGTAAATTGCGCCGCGGGCGGGTGCCGCAACTGAGTTTGTAGCAGTTACCGGGAGCGATGCGACAGTTGTCCATGAATCTCCGACCGGATCGTATTGATAGACTGTATCTTGTTTGTTCGTCCCATTATCCCCACCGATCGCATAGATGAAGCCGTCAACTGCCGCGGCAGTAAGCAGGGCGCGAGAATTAGGCAACGGCGCAACCGTTGTCCACGAATCTCCGACCGGGTCGTATTCATACACCGAAGTTTGTGTATTAAAACTCCCATCAAACCCGCCGATTACATAGACCAATCCGTCTAACTCCGCAATACCGTAGTCTTGCCGCACGGCCGGCAGCGACGCGACGGTTGACCATGAATCCGTAACAGTATCATACGCATAGACAACATCAGATGTTCCAGAACCGCTTACGCCACCGGGAACGTATATTTCATTACCCACAGCGACAGCACCCATACTACGCCTTGTCGCCGGCAACGGTGCAACCGTTGTCCACGAATTTGTTAACTGCTCAAATTTATACACCGTATCTTGCGCGTTGAATGATGCGTTTCTGCCGCCGATCGCGTATATATCAGTCCCCACCGCCGCAGCGGCAAGCGTATCACGTGGTTCGGGTAGGCGTTGGGCACTCCCGGTCACGCGCCCGCCAAAGGGAAGTGTTGGCTCAAAGTTCTCTACCGCATCGTTACTCACCCGCCGGTCCCGAACGTCCGCACTCTCTAAGACCGTTTCGCCCGCCGCAAGCCAGACCTCCGCGACGACAACGCCGGGGACGCTTTCGGCGGGCGGTTGTGGGTCCCACGTTCGAAAGCGAAACTCGTTTTCGGGGTCGGCCGGCACCGCCGTCCCGAGCGTCTTGACGACGTTGCCGCCCGAATCCACGCTAATCGCCGCCTTCCGCGGGTCGTCGGGGTCGGGGTCGCCCGTAAAGTCGACCGTCTGTGTGCTACCGGTGGATACGTCGCCTCCGTTGATCGCACCCTCGCCCGCGGCGATGTCAACTTCAAGGTCGCCCGTCCCGAGCGTGGCGTCCCAGCCCGACTTCCAGTAGGTGCCGTCGAGTGCGTCCCGAAACTGGTTGAGCGTCAGTGCGTCCGCCCCGTCGCCAATATCCACGTCGTATGGCATACCCGACTATTCTCGCGCCGCCCCTTTAGAAGTTGCCTATGGCGAGTAGATACGCCGCAACTCAAGCGAGGGGACCGTCACCCAATCTTGCCCGGCGCTCTGGACCTGCCTGAACGGCGCGCTCCCCACCGGCACGGCTTCAATCTCACCGAGGCCTAACATCCCGTTAAAGTCCACGGTGACGCCCTGCCGCCCAAGTTGCTCCCGAAAGACGTTATCCGTAATGCTGTTTAAGACGCTTTGCGCGTTCTGGACCGCCTCAAAGTTGAACGTGAATACGTCGCTCGTCACCTTCGCTTTGACCTCATAGCGCGGATCGGCCTGTTGGGGCTGCCGGCGTATCGCGTCGTTCGGCCGCCCGACCGTGCGCTCTAAGCCGAGGCCGGCGGTCGGGACTTCCACCGTGGTCCCGCCAATCCGAAGCTCAATCGGGCCGGTGCCCGTCGCGGTCGGCGTCGTCGCCTGTTGCTCGTTGACGCCAAGCACGTCCCCGATGCGCGTGAGGTTGAGCGACACGTTCACGTTATCCCGCTTGCCCGCCGGATATTCTAACGTCAAGGCCGTGTCTTGGCCCGCTGCGGGCGCGACGCGCAGCGTGTCGGGGTAAATGTCCGTGGGAAGCGATAGCTCCAGCGGGTCAAGTGACGCGCTCTTAATCAGGTCCGCGAGGTCGTGTGAGGTTTGATAGTCAAAGAGCCGGCCGGCAAGCTGAATACCTTGAAGCGCGCTCCATTGCGAGATTGTGCGAGGATTCAAAGTCCCACCCGACTCCCGTATCTGCCGCTCGGGATCACCGAACGTAGAGGACACCAATATCTCGCCGCCTTCCTCTACAAGCGGTATGTCGACGCTTGTGGTCCCGCGCGACAGGGTGGCGACGGCCATTTACAGCCCCCGCCGCCGGCTTGGGTCGCTGCGATACCGTCCGGTGGACTCGGTGAGCGTGCGGCCGTCAAGTTGCGTGCGCCGGCCGATTCCCGTGCCGCCGAACGGCGAGCGCGTGACGTTGCCGCCGCCACCGCCCCCACCGCCACCGCCGCCGAGTGCGCCACCGAGCGACGGGACGGAAATGCCGACGTTGCTCCCGATATTGCGAAGGTCGCCAAGGAACGACCGGACGCGGCCGATAAGCGACTGAATGCCATTGATAAAGCCTTGAACGAGGTTGCGCCCCCAATTGAACGCGTCACTTGCGAGGTTGCCCGCCCATTCGGTGAGGTCGCCCGCGAAGCTGAGGAGCGACTGTTTCGCGCCGGCAAGCGCCTTGTCCGTAATGTCGCGCACGCCCCGGAAGTTAGTCACATACGCGGCGACGAACCCGACCGCAGCCGCCGCGAGCGCAGCAAGCCCAACCGTGGCCGCGCTTAGTCCGGCAATGAGGCTCCCGAGCGTGACAGCCGCGCCCTTAACCGCACCCGCAAGCGCGCTTGCCGCGCCGATGACGCCTTTCGCTTTGATTGCCCACGCCGCAAGGCCGACTGCCGCCCCGGACGCAGCGGTGAGAATGACACCAAACACGCCCGCGAGGTCGCCAAGCGCGCCCTTGGCCGACACGACCGCGTTTGCCGCGTTGAACAGCGCCCCCGTCAAGCCGTCCGCGCCGAGGTCGCGTAAGAGTTGGTCAATCTGGAGGCCAATCGCGCTAATGATTGCGCCGAGGCCGGCCGCGAACTCTTGGAGGATCGGGACTTGCGACAACAGCCCGCCGGTAATGAGCGCAATGCCACCCACGGCCGCGGACGCCGCGCCGGCTAAGTCCTCCGAAAAGCCGACCAACTCCTCGGCCGCGTCGCCCGACTCCTCGGCCGTTTCCTCCATCGACTCACCGATTGCCTCAACGTCCTCCCGCGTCTCCCCGACGCCTTCGGACTGAATGGCAACCACAAGCTCCTCGGCCGTGACCATGTTACGCCTCCGCGGGAATGTGCGCCTTGCCGAACTCCCACCCGGCAAAGGTCATGCTCACAAAGAGGCCGATAAGGCCAACGAGTGAGCCGGTGACAACCATGAACACGACACTCAGGAACGCCGCCATAACCGCGTAGTGGATTCGATTCATACCCGTATGTTTAGGCCGTGGCGCTAAAAGCGTGCGGGCTATCCCGGCCCGTTCTGCGCGCGTTCTTTCGCCCGCTTTTTCTCTTGATACCAGCGCGCCCGAACGAGCGCCGTGAGGTATCGGTTCCACCGATCCATCTTGTGTATCTCCCGAAACGTCATGTCCGTCCCGTCTTGGACTAAGGCGTATTGAAGGATTTCGTCGCTACTCTTGGCGAAACCCGTCCGCGTCCCCGCGCAGGCGTTCGTCCTCGGTGCGGAGTGCGTCCATCACCTCCTCTAAGATACGCCGGACGGGCGCGACGCCTTCGGCCTGATACGTCTGATACACGCCACGCGCCGTAATCTCGTCGTCGTCAACGAGGTCGTCAATAATCTCCCCGAGTTCGCGCACAATATCAGACACGCCATCAGGCGCGTCCTCGTCGTTCGCACGGCGTTTGGCCTCGGCGTCAAGGCGTTCCACCCGCTCGATGAACGCGCCGTTCAAGCGCCCGCTCACGGGGATTGTGACGCCCGCAATCGTGGCCTTTGTCTCAAGAAGGGGCGCACCCTCCTCGTCGGCCACGGCGTCGAATAATTCGTGCTGTTCGGCTTTGGACTGCTGGTACTCCTCATGCGCCGCAAGCGCAAGGTCCGCCGCGAGTTCGTCGGGATTGTCGGCGTCCATGCCGAGCGTGTCGTCGGCCATGATTAGGCGGTGCCGGACGTGTCGCTAAAGTCGCTTAGCTGGCGGCCCGACCCGGACAGGTCCCACTCCTCATATTCGCCATATGAGCCTTCAACCACGGGGAACTCGGGGAACACCACGTTTTCAACGACGGCCGTGCGTTCAAACGTGCCGTCCGCGCTCGGCGTCACGTCCTCAATGCTAAAGAGCGCCGGGTCGGAGTCGTCTTGTGACGCGGTGGCCGTCGCGCCCTCGCCGCCGAGCCATTCCTGCGCGGCTTCCACGCTAAACTTGGCATACGTGATTTCCACGTTCACGTTATGTTCGTATCGCTTGACGGTATCGCGGAACGACGAGTCCATTGTGTATAGCTCCTCATGCTCATACGCGGGGACAATCGATACCTCTTGAATCCCGGCAATCGGGACGGTCGTGTCCGCGGAGTTCTGGACGCTCAACGTTCTCGCGTTAGACCAAATGGCCTCCTCACTACTCATGTGCGGGCAAAGACGGCGGCGGGCCTAAGCGTTTGCCCTATTCGTCGTCGTCTTGCGTATCGGTGAACGTGATTTGGACTTTATCAAGCACCCGAATCTCGTCTATCTCGACGCCGAAGATAAGCATGAGCGTCAACATACTCATGCCGACCACGCCGAGGATCACATACGGGCCGCTCCCCTGTTGAAGCGCCCATAACGCGATTAGCATGACGCCAAGCCCGTACACCAACGACAGGACTTGACGGTACCACGGGATCATTTTCATTGACCACCCGGTGCGGTACTTGACCGCGCAAAAGCGATTGTGTGCGACACTCATGACTCACTATGTACGTGTTGGAAAGCCGTGATATTAATGTCCGGCTTACTCATGGTTTCGCCGTGTCGCTTAGGCCCGTCGTCTCGACCGTGACGGACATGACATAGTGGTCCGTACTCCGCGCGGGTTTTTGCTCCCGGAAGTCCGCCTGTCCCGTTGGGTGGACATCGCTGTAGGGCGTGCTTACCGTGTTGTCGTCAAGGTACTGCGAGAGGATTGTGGTCACGTCCGCTTGGAGTTGCCGCGCTTCTTGCTCGTCTAAGCCCCACGCCTGTATCTCGACGGTCGTATTCTCAAGAAAGTCGTCACCGTCCATGCTAAACGTCTCAAGCTGCGAGTCGGTCGGACTCCAGACGTATAGCACGCCCGGTTGGTCCGCGCCCGGCCCGCGCTCGCTTTGGGCGTCATCCCAATAGTTGCGGATCGCGGGCGTGGCCGGCGTCCAGTCCGTATCGGGCGCGGCGTTGAGTAGCGCCTTGATTTCCTCGACGTGTGTCGTTGCGTCCGTCGCGCTCATACCCGCACTTATGCGGCGACGGGGTAAAACGCCGCCCTACTCGACACGCGTAAACATCCCTTCTACGATTGACGGCGGGGCCTTGTGCGCGTCGCGGGCGTGGGTCGCGCGCTTGTCCTTCGGCACCTCGGCGTCGCACCTGTCGCACGCGTAGGTCGGCGGCGTGTCGTCGGTGTCCGTCTCGCGCGCTTGGAGCATGACGCGGATTTGCTGGAGTTCGGTTAGTATGCCGATGAGTATGTCCTTGTCGTCTAAGTCGTCGTATTGCTCGCTATAGTCGTCCATGATTGTTATAGGTCTAGCCCGTGATTATCTAACCATGGTTTCATCCGCTCGGCAGCGGGTCTGAGATAGGGTTGAGCGTCAATCCCCTCTTGAGGTATCTTTTGGGTGGCAACCCAAATCCCAAATCCACGCGACTTTCCTATGCGCTCCGCCCAACGCGCCAACGGCTCGATTGGGGGTGTCGTTCCGGGTTCCGTACCGTATTCCATCGGCGCGGCTTGACGCGCGGTGTAGCCAAATACCACGTCCTCCTCGCGGAACTCCGGCGGGAAGCCCGATTGCTGGAGCGTCCCCGTGTCGACCGGCACGCGCTCTTGGGACACGCTAAAGCCGAGTTGCGACGCTTGTTTGACGCGCTCGCGGTGCGCCTGATATACGTCCTCGGCCGTTACGTCCACCTCAAGGTCCACGCTCGCCTCAAGCATCAGTATGAACGCACCACGCTTATCGACGAGTCCTCCCACACGTGTCGGAGCGCGGTCTTGCCGAACCGCGTGAGCGTGAGATAGTCCTCCACGTTGCCGGTCGTATAGCTCACGCTCCCGCCCTCGCCGCTTTCGCTTTGCGCCTCGCCACCTTCCGCGAGTTCCATCTTGTGCGCCGCAAGATTGAGCGTGAACACCTCGGCGTCACCGTCAAGCGTCGGCAAGCGACTCATACGGTCGGTATAGAGCGTGTCGCGTTCGGCAATCGCGCTGCGGATCGCCTCGCTCTTGCGCTCGCGGGAGAGTTGCGCCCAGCCGGTGCTTGACAGGTACTCCACCTGTTCAATAATGTCGTCTTGCTCTTGGGTCGTGGCGGCGTCCCAATCGCTCTTACTCAACTCGTCAATACTCGGGTCGGGCATACGTCACGGTTCGGCACGCCGGTCCCTAAGCGTTTGCCCGCTGCGGAGCGCGCGCGAGCGTTCGAACCCTATTTTACACCGATATTTGACTGTAAGACGGCTATATCACGGTCGGTTCGGGTGTAATCAACCCCGATCCGCACCCAAACCACCCCTGATGTAGCCCTCTAAGGGATAACTTTATATACCTACGGTGTTATGGTCTATATGTAATGACGCGCCCGATGACCTCGCAGCCGGCGACCGACGAAGAGCTTACGAACGCAACGCAGAACGCGAACGCGGAACTCAGCAAGATGCTTGAAAACGGTGACATAGAACGCGGCTTCAACGACGACGAGGACGAACAGACCGACGACGAGAAGCTTGCGGAACTCCGCGAGTTCAAGGAAAACAATCAGGATCTCTACGAGGACAACGGCAAGGGCGGCCAGCAGATCGCTGTTAGCGACGACGAAACGGAAATGGTCGTGACCGACAACGACGGCGAGACAACGACCTACACCCGCGAGGAGTGGGACAACGAACGTGGCACCCGTATGCGGACGTGGAAGCGGATGGAACGCACCGGAACCATGTTCGTCCGTGTCGCCCGGTGGTTCAACGATACCGACGTGAACAAGGTTCAGACCGGGCGTGGATTCTACGGTCACAAGGTCGGAGAGACTGAAAAGGCACTCAAGTTTGAAGTTCCGGTTGAAAGCACCCACACGGCCGAAGCTGAAACGGTGTGGGTTCCCAAGAAAGCCGTTCGGACGCACGAACTAATCTAACCCGCTTGGGCGGCCGCGGTTCGACTCCGCGGGCGGGAATATGGGACGCAAGAATCTCAAGATTGCCGAAGACACGTATGACGAATTGCGCGACGAAAAACGCGATATGGAAACGTGGGACTCTATGCTCCGGCGGTTGCTGCGTGAAGGCGGCGACTAAGGCGCGTCTGTGTGGACGGACTCAAAGCGTTGCCACGCGTCGCACTCGGTACAGTAGTGTTCCGTCCGGCGTTGCGGCGTCTGGATAGTCGCGGCGTGGCCGCACGCCCGACACGTGTGCGTGCCGTCCGTGTCGCTGTCGGCGTCGTTCCACTCCTCGCGGGACCACCAGCGTTGCGACATACGCGCGTGTTTGTGCCGCACTTTCAAAACGCTACGGGCCGAAGCGTTCGACGGCCGCCCCGTCTTGCCACAAACACGGGTGTAGTGGTGGCGGTATCCGATGACGCACACGTTTCCACCCGTTCCGTGTGTTGAGTTACGGCGGTCCTATTCTCGGGAGTAGTGCCGCGTATCAATCGGGAACACGCCGGTTAGTCCGTCGTCGCTCACCCCGTGCGCGTGCGCGATAGTCGGCACGTTCGGCCCCGTCACCTCGCCGAGCTTGCGCGCGTACTCGCCGCCGGGCTTCGGACTCCCGGTGATTAGCACGGGCGGGCCGTTCCACGGCAAGCGCCCTGATACGTGGTGGTGGCCCATCCATATCATGTCGACCGCCGTGCCCGCGTTGAGACTGTCGAGAATCGTACTCAGCCATTCCTTCTTGCGCGCGGACGTGTCGGCCTGCGGACTCCGGTCTTGCCCGTGGCGGAGTTGCCCGTGGATCGCGCCGTCGCGCAGGTAGAACACGGTCGGCCGGCCGGCGCGTCCGATTGTGAACTCCACGTTCTCAAGTTGCCCGCACTCTTGAAGCGCGGCCACCGTGTTCCGCACGCTCTTATACAGTATGAGGTCGGCGTTCGCCTGTTTGCTGGAGCCATTCGCGCGTATCTCGCCGTGGTTGCCGGCTTGGCATACGATATGGACCTTAGGGAACGCTTTCGACAGCGCCTTGAGGTGGCGCAAAAGCGGCGCGTGGAGTACGTCAATCTGTTCGTCAAGCCATGCGTCTAAGTCCTCAAATTGGCCCTCATAGATGGATTCGTTCGTCACAAAGTCGCCGCCCCAAAGCGAATAGGCCGTGCGATAGTCCGATCCGTGCTTGACCGCGAGGGCCAACGACCGCTCGGTGATATGGTCAATCATCGGCGGCAAGTCCTCGGTGCGGTGTACCACGTCGCCCTGATACCCCAACACTTCATCCCCGGCGTGGAGGTCCGTCAAGTGCGTCACCCAATCTTCCGCGCCCGACGCGTCGCCCTGTGGCGTGGCGGTCGGTGTGTCAAGCTCCCGGTAGCGTCGTTCAAGCGCGGAGTGCGTGAGTTCCCACCACCGATTCGCTTTCCGGGTGCGCGTGCCCTTATGTTCGCTTGACCGCAGGGGTTCGTCCGTCTCTAAGCCGATGTATTCCGCCGTCTCGTCAATATACACCTTCCATCCCGACCGGCGGAGTTCGCGCAAATGCTCGGTGATAATCGCGTCGCGTTCCTCAAGCCGACCGGTGAGGTCGGCAAGCGTCGCCCCGGTCTGGAGTTCCGACACAAGCACGCGCTCGCGGTCTGTGAGGTCATCCATATCCGGCGCGGCGTCCGCAACGGGCGTGTCGGACAAGTCCGGCAGCGCGTCGCTCTCGTCGTCTGAGTCGGGTGTCTCTACGGGGTCATCGGGCGCGTCCCCGAGCGTGAATATCCGACTATTCCCGTCGCGTTCCGAATGGAGGTCATACCCCGCCGCCCGCAACGCCGCGAAGTGATCGCTCACCGTGGATTTCGTCACGTCCAGCGCGTCGGCAATCTCGCCGCGTGTCGTCGCGCCACTTGACAACTCACGCAATACCTCGGCCTCTCGCTCCGAAAGGTCCGGCATTACGTGAACGGTAGGGCCACGGCCGCAAAAAGGCACGCCCGCTTACGCGTCGTACTCGTCAAAGGTGCGCTGGACCACAAAGTAACTCCGAATCTCCAAGAGCGTCGACCGCCCGCTTATCTCGTCGGTGTCGGCCGCGCCCGCAAGGCGGCGCTTGAAGTGTTGATCAAATTGGTCAAACTCCGCGGCCGTAAACGTGAGGTCGTCGGCTTCGTTGCGTTCAATCGCCGTCTCCGCGACAAGCTTCGGCGGCTTGGGGGGTTGCTCGGCGTGGCTCATGCGTTGATCCAATCCTCGGCCGTTGATTGTCGCTCCGACGTAGCGGCGTTATAGACGTGTTCACCTAAGCGCGGGTGGACGCAGTTGCGGAGCATCTTTTTCTTTTTGTCCGCCGGTATGTCGTACCCCGAGAGGTCAAACCCATACAAGTCCTCCCAATCGTTAACTTGTCCATATTGATTATCTTGGCTCGGCATATCCTTATCGGGAATATAGTAGTTTGACCAGAACGCATGACGCCCGGCGTAGTTCGGTTCAATCAACGGGTCATACCACGGCTTCACGTTTTCCACGGCCCAATCACCACTAAAGTATCCTTGTAAAAATAGCACCTCTTGATAGAGGCGCATATCGGGGTACTTCGGATCATTTTGCTCGCCTTCGCCCGAGGTTATCTTTCGGATTTTACTATGCGTCGGGCAGGGTGGGGACGCCCAAATGAAATCAAACTCGTCGTAATGCTCCTTGAGATATTCGTGCGCGTCGGCTTCAACTACCGTGTCGTCGGGGAAGTGGTCGCGGTACACGTCCGCCTTGTCGCCGTCCCACTCCACCGCGGTCACGTCCACGTCGGTCCACCGCTTTCGGTTGCCGCCGATCCCCGCGTACAAGTTGAGTACCTTAGTCGTCATCCGTCCACCCGCTCTTTCCCTTCAAGCGCGTCGCGGATGTCGTCGGCACTATCCCGCCCGTTCACCTCGTCGGTCGGATGCTCCGCGGCGAGGCTCTGGAGTTCGCGGCCGTCCATGCGCTCAAGCTCCTCGGCGCTGTACTTGTTGTCGAGAAACGGGTCGTTTGAGTCGTCGGGGATGAACGACCGCGACCACGTGGGGCGATTGCCGCTCATGCGTTGCCCTCCGCGGCTGTAAACTCGGGCTTTGTGGTTGCCTCGTCGGCCCAAACACGATCCCACTCGCCTTCCGGTTCGCGCACGTCTTTTAGGATTGACCAATTCGCGCTACCGGGGATTTGTTTCACTTGTACGCGGTGTTCAAGCCCGTGCGCGCTCATCCATTTGACGACGGTAGTAGCGTCAGACATTACCGATCCCTCAGGTTCCGCACGTCGGTTCCGTTCATACCAAACACGTCAATGGCACGGTTGAAGATATACAGGCGCGGGTTATCCTCGCCCGTAATCTGTGCCGTCTCAAGGTTGTACTTGATAATCTCGGTATTGGAAAAGAACGCGTCTAAGTCGCCACTATACGCCTGTTCACGGGCGCGCTGGCGCTGTTCGTGCCAATCAGCATCAACAGCCCGCGCGCCGGGTGAGCGTCGGAGTTGCACACGCGGGCCTTACACGGCCTCCCACAAAGGTTTATGGGTCGTCTTACAAGTCCTCGCGCTCAAGATACACGACGCCGATGCTCCCCGGCGCGGCTTCGGTCCCGTCGTTCTGGAGTTCAAGCACGACCTCGCGGCCGGGTTCAATAATCGGCTCGGTGCCAATCCCCGCGCCGCCCGTGCCGGTCCCGCCAACCCCGCCGCCGGGCAACACGGAATTGAAATGCGGCGTCCCGTCCGCGGTGAACGTCACGCCGCTGTTTGCCGTTGCGGTTCCCGTGTCCGACCCGTTGCCGCCGGAGTCAATGAGGAGGTTATCAATCCCAACCGCCGACCCGCCGCTCGGGGCCGTGTCGAATTGGTCGTAAATCTTGAATTGGCCCTTGAATTGCGACGAAAAGAGAAACTGCGATACATCAACCGCCACGCCACTATCGGCCGGATTTGACAGTTGCATGTTGATTGTCCCGCCGCTTGTGACGCTTGTGGCGAGTGACGCGACAAAGGCTTGCTCTTTGGCCTTGAAATGCTGGAGCCGCGCCACGTCCGCCATGCGGTTAAGCGTGTCCTGATTTGCCATACGCGCCGCTACGGGGAGCGCGACAAAAAGAAAGGGGCTACGCTATTCGTATGCCTCAAGCCCGTGCTGCGCGTCGTCGCCACGCACAACGCTCGGGTCGTCGGGCGTCAGGCCAACCCGCACGCGCGCCACGTCCGCCCATTTCGCCTGTCGCTCAATCCCGACAAACTCCCGCCCGAGGTCTTTCGCCGCGCGGCAGGTGGTTCCGCTCCCCGTGAACGGGTCAAGGACGATTTGGCCCTCGGCGGTGACGAGCGTGACCAACCACTCCATGAGGTCGGCGGGCTTGACCGTGGGATGGGCGTTATCAATCTGGCCGTCTAAGGTGCGTTCGGCTTTGCTGGCCTTTGAGGTGTAGAAGTAGCGGGAGGGGCCGCCGCCGTCTTCATATGCTTCACCTTCACGCCCATCATGGTGTTTCAAGAATTGGCTGTTTGAACGTGTCACCGTGTCTCCGGTGTCTCTCTCCCCAACCTCCCGATCTAACCGCTCGGCTTCCGTCTCGTCAAACACGACATTACTCGGGTAGCGGCCTTCGGTTGTGGTGCCGGTTGCTTTTGAGCCGTTTCCGATTGTGCTGGTTTCATCCCACATATTTCTATCATGGGTTTCGGTGCCGGATTCGCGCTGGGGGCGCTCCCCTGATTCAATCCGCGTCCCGTCAATATTCAGCGCGCCCGTCCCGTGTTCCAGCACACAATCCACGGTCGCGCCGTCGAACGGCTTCCGGGCGACAACCACGTACTCGGTCGCGGGCTTCAGGCCGGTCTTGAACCCGTCCCACTCCTTTGCGGCGTCGGTGGCGGGGGCGGTAAGTTCGTTCCGTGGGTTATCGTCACTCGGACGCTGATAGCCTTCATGTGACCCCTCGGTTTGGAACTGTTTCTTTCGTTCGGAATACGGTTTCCCGTCCGGTGTTGTTTTCTCACCAACTACCTCCCGCTCGGCGTCGGCCCGCTTGTCAATCGTTTTGCTAATATCCGACGCTTTCGGAAACCCTCCCCCATAATGCCACGTAATCGTGTCCCGAATCTCAAAGCCCGCGTCCTCAACGCCCGTGAACAGGCGGTGATGCGTCCGGTTGCCCGAGAACGCGAGGAGGTGGCCGCCGGGCTTCAAGACGCGTTTCACCTCGCGCGCCCACCGTTCGCACCACTCTTGGTACTCTTTTGGCTCAAAGTCATCCCAATCCCGCCCCATGAACGCAAGGCCATACGGCGCGTCGGTCACGCACGCATGAATTGACTCGGCGGGCAACTCGGGCAATACGTCAAACGCGTCGCCGGTATGGATACAGTCGCGTTCCATACCCGTGGGTAACGCGCTATCGCAAAAATAGTACCGGAAAGCGGGTTACGCCGCTCAGAACGTAATCGTGGACGCCGAGCGACCCTGACTGTACTGCGCGTCGACGTGAACGCGAGCATTAACGCCAGTAATATCCCGAATGGGGTCGTCGTAATCCTTGATTTCCACGTCCTGCCCGTTCGGCGCGTAGAGAATCGTGTGGATATTGTCGCGGTCGTAGACCACGGCACCCTTGTCGCCGTCCGAACTGAAGCCCCACGTCTCCTCGCCGCCGGACCAACCCGTGTCGGTGCCGTCGTCGTAGGTGGCCGAGGACATGGCGGCATGCATGTCAAGCCCGGCAATGTCGCCGACAATCGGGGCGTCCTCGCGGTTGCGAAGCACCTCGTTCGTCCCCGCGCGGTTCGCGTAGGACAGATTGGTGTCGTTGAATAGCTGCGTCCGGTAATCCGGGTGCGTGACGTAGGTGTCCGGCCGGAAGTCGTTAGCGTCAACCTCGCCAACGGCCGAGTTGAGCGCGGCGTAGCCCTGATCCGCCCCGGCGGTGTCGTGGTCCGCCTGCGCGTCGTCAACGAGTTCCGTGAGGAACACGCGGTTAATCCCGTTCTCGACGGACGCACCCACCTTCTGGATGTTGCGCTCAATCAGGTCAACCATGGCCTGATCGCGCATTTCGTCGGTGACGCGCGACCCCTCGGTGAGCTTTTCGCAGTTCCACGTGACGGTGGTGTAATCCTCACCGTCGTCACGAATCTCCGCGCCCTGCGCGGTCGGCCGGGCAAACTGTTCGTCCGACGCAACCGGCACGTCACCGACGCGCGTGTTGGCGTTGATGACGTTGGACGCGTCGCGGGCCACCTTCCGAAGCTGGCGGCCCTCCATGATGACCTCAAGAAGCTGCTCGCGGAACAGCGTGTCCACCTCCTCGGGGTCGGAGGTTGCGAACAGCATCCGCGGGATGGCGTCGTCAAGCCGCGCCTCAATCACGTCGCCGTCCTCCTCAAGCCGCTTGCTGGACTTGAGCGTCTTGGGAAGCTTGCTCCCGTCAACGTCAACCGCGTAGTCCTTGAGCGTGCGGTGGCGCTCCGATCCGGCCTCGGCGCGGGCCGTCCGCGTCATCTCGGCTTCAAGCGTGCGGTTGGGGTTGCCCTGAAGGAACGAGTAATCGCCCTTGTTGGCACCCGGCCACACCTTGGCAACCTCTTTGGCCGATACGTCGGAGTTCGGCAGGGCCGCCTCCATGAGCATCTTAAACCGCCAATTCCCCTGTCGCCCGTACCGCTTGAGCTTGTTGCGTGCGTGTGCCGTGGACATTGTTAGGCCTCCGCCCCCTGAACGGCGAAGATATACGCCTCAATCACGTCGCCCGCGCTGCCGCCCTCCTGCGCGATTGCGACGCCATTACTGCCGGTGGACGTGGCGACCGTCTCGAACGCCGCGCTCCCGTCCGGCAGGAGTTCGTCGCCCGCGCTCACCGTCTCACTCACTTCAACGCGCACCTCGCAGTCGTCGCCGGCAATGGCGGCCTCCTCGCCGCTGGCAACGTCGTAGAGGTTGACGCCGAGGAAATCTCCCTCCCCGGCCGCGCTGGCCGATACCTGATAGTCCCCGCTAATCCCCACGGGTTCGCCCGTGGTAAGGTCCTCCCCGGCGGAATAGCCGCGGAGTTCCTCGCCACTAACGAGGACCTCAATGTCAAACGTATGCTCGCCTTCACTTCGGGTAGCCATGTTCTACGCTTTGCTATGTGACGCGTGGTAAAAAGTAAGGGGCTACGGCAAGGGGTCGGTGCGCGCCATGTCGGGGGGCATGACGCGCGCGGCGCGGGCGTTACCAGCGCGTCCCCGAGGATACCGGCTCGTCATAGTTGGGTTCCCACTCCTCCCCGTCGTCGCTATCCGCGAGCGTGCGCGCCTCTTTGGGTTCGTCCTCAAGCTGCGAGAGGCGACGGTCAAGCTCCTCCACCGTGTCGGCGTCGGCAAGCTTGTTGCCCGCGGCGTCCTCAAGTTCGGCGTCCACGTCGTCGGCGGTCATGGCCTGCGCGACCATATCCTCTAAGTCCTCCAGCCGGGACGCAAGGTTTTGGACGCGATCCTGTACCGCGTCCATGTCGTCGCCCATTTCCATTTCGTCGTCCTCTTCCTCTTCCTCCATGTCCTCTTCCATTTCCGCGCCCTCTTCTTCTTCCTCTTCCTCCTCGTCGTCGCCATGCTCGGCCATTTCCGCGCCCTCAAGTTCGTCCATGAGGTCGCCGTGGAGGTCCTCGGCCATGTCCATGACCTCCTCGTCATCAAGGTCGTCGGTGTCAAGGCCGAACATATCCATGATTTCGCGCACTTCGCCGGGGTCCGCTTCCAGAATCTTCGGAGCCATACCCGTGCTTTGTCGGACAAGGGCCTTAGCGTTGGTGCCACTCATGGCAATCGGGCGGCGGGCCGCCTCCCGCGCAAAGTTCACGCTCTTGCTCGCGGGGTCCATGACGAGGGCAACGCCCGTCAGGAGGCCGCCGTCCACGCGCGGCATATCGCGCTGCGGGTCATGCGACTGTTGAAGCCCGCGGGCCGGGATTTCGACGCTCGGGCCGCCAAAGCCGACCGTGCCCTCGTTCTCCAGCGTACTCTTGAGGTTGTCATCCGCGAATTGGCCCGCGCCCTTCGCCGTGTCAAGCACTAAGTCCCCGAATAGGTTGCCGTCGTCGTCGGTGTCGAGACTGTCGGGGTCAATATGGCCCGCCACGGACGCCTCATGCGCCTTCCACTCGTCGGTATCCAAGTCATGCATGATATTGAGCGGCGGGCCGTCATGCGCGGCGTCGTCATAGTCCGCCTCAAGCGCCGCGATCCCGTCCGGCGGGTAGTACGTCTCGGTCTGACTGCCGGCGTCCGCCCAAATCCCCGGCGACAAGAGCTTGACGTTGGTGTATCGCACCGTGTTGTCGCCCGCTTCCACGCGCTCAATCGGCTCAGACTCTAAGGACTTGAGCGTGAGATACGACGCGTTATCCGACAGGATGGACGCGGGCGCGTCAACGGACTCGCTCGCATCGCCTACGGGCACGCAGCGGTCGCCAATCTTGACCATGCCCTCGCCGCAGCGGTCATCCGCCGCCGCAAGGTTGGCGTCGGGCACCTCGTCGTCGGGCACGCAGTTCGGCACGGGTTCGCCGTTCTCACCGCGCTTCATGCCGACCATCGTGTACCCCTCCCAACACGGATCGTCTTGGGCTTTGATCGCCGCGCGGTAGAGGTCGTCGTCGCTCGCGTCGTCGCCGAGGTCAAGTTCGCCGCGGTTCTGTTGCGCCCAACAGATAGCGTACGCGCGGCTCTCTGAGTAGTCGGGGTTGTCCTCCATGACGGACTTGACGCAGTTGTCTACGGCTTCGGGCATTAGGTATCATCCTCCATCCAGTTGACCATGTCGTCGCGGTGGTCCTCGCAGGCGTAATAGATGTCCCCGACGTACGTCGTCGGCGTCGAGTCGCACGGCAGGCCGTCGCCGTCCTCGCACCAATTACACCCCTCGTCGTACACGTAGTTCTCGTCTTTGTTTGCGGTCGCCATGAGTTAGTCCTCCCCCTCGTCGTCAAAGTATCCATCCGACACCTGTTCGGCGAGGAGTTCGTAAAACATCCCCTCTTGAACGCTGTCGTCGTATGGGTCCGCCATAGTCAGTCCTCCAGCCGGTTGAGGTACACCGCCGCGTCACGGTCGTTGCCCTCGGCGGCCGCGGCTTTAGCGCGCTCAAAGAGCGGGTCCGTCTCGCCCGTGTCGTGCGCGTCAAGCACGTCAAGAATCTTGTCGGCCGTCGCGTCACCAACGCCTTGAATGTCGGTGAGGTCGTCTTTGAGGCTCATAGGCGAGCCAACGGGCGGGAGGGGCTAAAGTGTGCGGGCTATTCAAGCTTCAATAGCGTACAGTCGCACGTCCCGCATTTCAACTTTATCGTGCCATTCCCAGCCTCCATTTTTAGATCGGCATTTGTTCTAATCACTCCCTCGCAGTCCCCACACCGGATTGTTATGCCGTCTTTAAACATTTCACTCATTTGCGGACACACCCCATATTTGGGCAACGATATTCGGCACTTGTCCGAATCCATTGAAGACGCGTGCCACACTTATCGCACGTTAATTGTAACTCAGTCATCTTCCCAATCTCGTTGTATGCGGCAGTTTTCCTTTCGCATCGGGTTATCTGGGTGCTCCCGTTCAAAGTGTACCTTTCTCCACCGCTTCGCACCCTCCACCGACGAGAACCACCCACCCGCGAGGTTACAAATATCGCAATAGCCGCGGTATCGGTATCTATTCATCTGACGCACCTTCGGTCGGTTGCCGGATTACTTGAACCTCAGTCGCCCCCGCAAGGACCGCACCCGCGGCGGCGTGGATTGCGTCATACTCGGCGCTATCCTCGTTGTTCGGCTTCCAAACCTCGCCGTCAATACGAACGTGTATCGGTTCGGTTCGATCACTCATCGTTATTCCAAGTGTTCTAACGCCAACCGTGCCGCGGCTATCATGTTGTCTTCATCTTCCGTGTCCGGCCCCATGACAATCGCATAGGTGTCTCGATGCTTATCGTGGACCATCTGCCATTTTTCACACCCGGCGAGTCGTGCGACGTTACCGACCGGCTCCCGAAGTTCGCTCAACTCACTCATCTTGCTCGGCCTCCATACCCTTATCCACAAGCTCCCGCACGCGCTCACTCACGCTTTGCCGCTCGCCTTGGGTCGCAAGCACGTACTGATACTGTCCGTTGTTGAACGCGACTGTATGACTTGGCATACGGTTGTTGTTACAACAACCACATACTAAAACGTGGCGCTTACAGGTCTTGCCAATTCGGCGGCGCTTTGGCGAAGGTGGACCGCTCCCCGATATGGATCACCCACGAATCCGCCCGGACCATCGAGGCGTCAAGGTCGGGGTCTTGCTCCGCCGCCCACGGCAAGAGCGACCGTAGCTCCTCAAGTGGCACCGGCTCGCCCCCGTGATAGGGATTCGTGCGCTCTATGAGTAGCCGACACGCCTCGGTTTGTCTGTCGTCGCCGGGTTCCGCACCCGTCCAGTAGAATAGGTCATCCGCTTCGCCGCGCTCTTGATACCCCTCCTCGCGTGCCGTATTCATGACCGATGACATTTCTGTGCGCGCCGTGATTTCCGCGCTATCCCGGCTCTTGTCCGTGAACTCCATAACGGCGTCCGTCACGTCGTCAAGCGTGAAGTCGTCGGTGGCGAGATTGTCCTTGAACAGTTCACGGAAGCCCATCAACTCGTCGCCGGGCACACCCTCAATATCGCTAAAGATAGCGCCCGCGTTCACGGCGTCGCGGATTCGGTCTAAGACGAACTCCGGCGTGCCCGATGCCGCGAAGTCAACCAGCGCGCGATTAGGGTCGCTGTTCGGATCGCTAACGCCGCGGAACATTTCTAAGAGCGGGCGGTCCCACTCGGGCGCGTGGGATAGTTGCTCGTCGGTGACGCCCTCCCCGAGACACCTAAAATCCGTATCACCCGACAGGGCCGCGTTCTCGCGTGCCTCCTCAAGTTCGTCCATCTTGTCGTCGGCCCATGCGATCCCCTCGTCGCCGCCCCACGCCTTCCACGCCATCCAGCCGCAGTCCGCGCGGCCCTCCTCATCTTGGTCTTTGTCCTCCTCAAAGCGTTCAAACGCCGACATACTCTCAAGTTGCTCTTGTGAAACCGGGTCGCCCTCGGCAAGATTGTTTGCCACGGCCCACCCCGTTTGCGTGAGGCAATCGTTGGGGTTGCCCGTGTCCTCGCGGGCTTCAAGCGCCATTTCCGCGTTCTCTTGGGCCGCCTCGGGGTAGTCGTCTAAGGCCACGTCCTCCACGTCCTGAAGCTCCCGGTCGCCGTTGAACAGCCCGCCCATCGGTTCGTCTTGAACGCCCTCCTCGTCGCGCTCTATGTCGGCCGGCGAGCGGTAGGATTCGGCCACGTCGTCATCCTCGGGTTCGGGGAGGTCCAGCCGGCGCTTGACCTCGGCGTTGGTCATATATTCTCCGACCTGATTGATAAGGTCCGCCGTCTCGCCAATATCCTCAAGCGGGTCGTCAATCTCAACGGTGACGGTCGCTGTGTGGTCAAACGGCGAATAGTCCCGAATCACGGGCCGGATGACCTTTTCCACGAATTGCGTTGAAAAGCTCCGCTGGTTAGCCTTAATCGCCAACTTGAGGAGCGCAAAGCGCAACTCGGCGGGCTTGCCGGACCCGAGGCCGTCCGCGCCGACGTTGCCCGCCTCAAGCGGCAAGCCGAGCGCGGTCGTGAGGTTCCGCATATCCATTTCGTGGATCGCTTGATAATCAAAGTTCTTAGCTTCAAGCGTCTCTACGTCCACGTCTTGCCCCGTGAAATACGCAGTATTCGCGTCCGTGCTATGCGGGTCAAACAGCGTCCGCACGCGGCGCAAGTCGTCGTCACGCACGGGTGCGCCCTCCTCGCGGCCAACCTTGACGTGTCGCTGCGGGAAGCCATGAAGTTCAATCGCGTTGTTAATCGCTTGCTCATTTTCCTTGAACGCCGTGATTTCGTCCTCGTTACGCAAGACCTCGCTAATGCCGGTCTTGTCGCGGGCGCTTTGCTTGTTGAGGACGATATTGGATAGCACGTCGGCGTTCAACGTCTGTTCCTGTCGCGTGCCGTTCTGGAGGACTTGTTGTTTCCACGCGATTATCTCG